TCCAAAACCTTCATGGTTGGGTGGCTAAACAGCAAGTCCAAGTTGATATCAAATCCCAGATTAGTATTGTCGCCGCGCTGCAAGAGGCAGAATCTCGCGTCTTGGCGGGCCGCGTATATGACGCTACACCGGATCAATTAGCGCATGAGGCTACTGAGCCGTTAACCCTGAAGGACGAACGTGCAACAGCCGATCTATAGCCCCGAAGAAGAAGAGTTGCTGATGAGCAAACTCTGGTCGCCCGTTATTAAGGACGACCCAGAGGCCTTCGTGCTGCTCGCTTTCCCTTGGGGCCAGAAAGGCACGCCTTTAGAACACTTCAAGGGTCCGCGTAAGTGGCAGCGGGAAATCCTGCGCGACATCGCCGCCCACACTGCGAAGAATAAGACCGCAACCTCCTACGAAGTCCTGCGTATGGCTACGGCTTCCGGTCGCGGTATCGGTAAGTCTGCGCTCGTGTCATGGCTTATCCTCTGGATGCTGAGTACGAGGATTGGCTCAACGACCATTGTGTCGGCTAACTCGGAAGCGCAGTTACGCTCAATCACATGGGCAGAAATTACTAAGTGGGCAGCGCTCCTCATCAACTCGCATTGGTTTGAGATTAGCGCCACCCGCGTGATGCCCGCTAAGTGGCTCGCCGAACTAGTTGAACGTGACCTCAAGAAAGGTACGCGCTACTGGTCGGTCGAAGGTCGCTTGTGGTCGGAAGAGAACCCCGACTCGTATGCCGGTGTCCACAACTTCGACGGCGTTATGGTGATCTTCGACGAAGCCAGCGGTATTCCTGACCCTATCTGGTCGGTGACGGCAGGCTTTTTTACGGAGAACACCCCGCACCGTTTCTGGCTGTCGTTTAGCAACCCCCGTCGTAACGAAGGCTACTTCTTCGAGGCGTTCCACTCTAAGCGTGCGTTCTGGAACACCCGCAACATTGACGCTCGCACCGTTGAAGAAACCGATAAGTCGGTGTATCAACAGATCATCGACGAATACGGCATCGACTCACCGCAAGCCAAGGTGGAAGTCTATGGTGAATTTCCGTCTGAAGGAGACGATCAATTCATACCGCCAAGCCTTGTAGATTTGGCGATGTCGCGTAGCAAGTACAAGGATGAGACGGCGCCTATTGTTATTGGAGTCGATCCGGCTCGCAGCGGAGCGGACTCGACCGTTATCGCCGTCCGCAAAGGTCGAGACATCATCGCCATCAAGCGCTTTAAAGGCGAAGACACGATGGAGATTGTTGGCCGAGTTATCGACGCGATTGACGAGTACCAACCCACACTCGTCGTCCTCGACGAAGGCGGACTAGGTTACGGCATCCTTGATCGCTTGAAAGAGCAGCGCTATAAGGTAGTGCGTGGCGTTAACTTCGGATGGAAGTCCAAGACCCCGGCTATGTGGCAAAACAAGCGTGCAGAGTTGTGGGGCGAAATGAAGTCGTGGCTGAAAGACGCTGCGCTACCCAATGATAGGCAGTTAAAGGCTGACCTGACAGGGCCAAAACAGAAAATTAATTCCTCTGGCTCTATCTTGTTGGAGTCGAAGAAAGACATGAAGGCGCGTGGCCTTGCGTCGCCTGACGCTGCCGATGCCATCGCCGTCACGTTTGCGTATCCCGTGGCGCACCGCGAATACCGCGAGCGTCCCCGCACGATTACTACAAGCCGCGAGAGCGGCATGATCAACACTTGGATGGGTGCTTAATGGCTAAGAAGTCTGTCAGCCTCTCAGTTGGTAGAGGAGAAAAGCAGTCCGTGTCAAGAGGGGCGGGATTGACCGCGAAAGGCCGTGCAAAATATAATCGTGCAACGGGGTCTAATTTGAAGGCTCCGGCGCCCAGTCCGAAGACAAAAGCGGACGCAGGACGTAAAAAGTCGTTTTGCGCCCGCATGAAAGGGGTCGTTCGCAACGCCAAGGGGCCAGCCGAACGCGCTAAAGCATCCTTAAAACGATGGAAATGCTAAAAATGGCTGCAAAAAAAGGACTATATGCGAACATTCATGCTAAACGCGCTCGAATCGCTGCGGGATCGGGCGAAAAGATGCGTAAACCGGGTTCTAAGGGCGCTCCAACGGCTGCCAATTTCAGAAAGTCAGCCCTTACCGCCCGAAAACCCCGTAAAACCTCCAAAAAAGGCTAAGAAACATGTACGGAAAGAAAAACCCCGGTCCAATCGGCGTGTCTCCCGGCGCAACAGTCGGTGACATGATCCAAAACAGCCGGATGCAGAAGCCCCGGATGCCTGCTCCGCGTATGCCGAAGCGCGTTAACGAGGACATGATTCGCACTGCGGTTGATTTCCGACCGACTCCGATGAAACGGGGTATGCGTTGAGCGACAAGCCTAAGCATAAGTTCGCCAACAACGGTACGTTGCCGGAGAACTTGCGCTTAAATCAGTTGCGCTATGACGCTAAGAAAAAGTATGGATTGACTCTGGAACAGGCAAAACAGTTGCGAAGTCAGCCATGCGATATCTGCGGAAAAAAAGCCAAGAAGATGTGCATAGACCACAAAGAGCCGGAAACCTATCGCGGCATTTTGTGCCAACAGTGCAACACTCGGCTTGGTTGGTTGGAAAAGAACTGTCAAACTATTTTGGATTACAAGGACAGAGGGCCACAAAATGCCTCTAGTTAAAAGTGCCAGTAAAGGCGCCTTTCGCCGTAACTTAAAGGCCGAACTGAAGTCGGGTAAGCCTATGAAGCAAAGTTTGGCGATTGCATACTCCGTCAAGCGCCGCGCTGCGGCCAAGGGTAAGAAGGGCAAGTAATGGCTAAAGACCCGACAGGGATGAAGGGCGCGGCTCAGGTGGCTAATACGCCCGAGAGCCGCCGTGCGCGTAGTACGGGCGATATCCTCGCCCAAGCGCGTACCCGGATGCAGGTGTCCCTGACGGCTTATAGCGAGTCTCGGGACAGCGAACTGGACGACCTGCGCTTTATGGCGGGTAGCCCAGATAACCGCTGGCAGTGGCCGCAGGAAGTCTTAGCCACCCGTGGCGCAGTGCAGGGTCAGACGATCAACGCTCGTCCTTGCCTCACCATCAACAAACTGCCCCAGCACGTTCGACAGGTCACGAACGACCAGCGCCAGAACCGCCCTGCGGGCAAGGTCATCCCGGTCGATGACAAGGCGGACATTGAAGTCGCCGAAGTGTTTGACGGTATCGTCCGGCATATCGAGTACATCTCGGATGCTGACGTTGCCTACGACACCGCCTGTGAGAATCAGGTCACGTATGGCGAAGGCTATATCCGCATTCTGACCGAGTATTGCGACCCGGATTCGTTTGACCAAGACATCCGTATCGCTCGCGTTCGTAACTCGTTCTCGGTATATATGGACCCGCACATCCAAGACCCGTGCGGAGCCGATGCAGAATGGTGTTTTATAACCGAGGACATGCCCCGTGAGGAGTTTGAGCGTCATTTTCCTGACGCCGAACCCATCTCGTCGATCCAGAGCCGTGGTATTGGTGACGAGAATCTGGCGCAGTGGATTACCGACGATTCAGTACGGATTGCGGAATACTTCTACGCTTACTATGAAAAAGCAAAGTTAAACCTGTATCCGGGCGGTATGACCGCCTACGCCGACTCGCCCGAAGCCGCGCAGATGGAGGCTATGGGCCTTGCCCCTGTTCGCACCCGTGACGTAGACATCCGCAAAATTAAGTGGATGAAGACGAACGGCTACGAGGTGCTGGAAGAGCAGGAGTGGCCGGGTAAGTCGATTCCGGTTGTCCGCGTGGTCGGCAACGAATACGAAGTTGAAGGCCGTATCTACATCAGCGGCCTCGTGCGTAACGCTAAAGACGCGCAGCGCATGTACAACTATTGGGTATCCCAAGAGGCGGAAATGCTCGCCTTGGCCCCCAAAGCGCCGTTTATCGGATACGGTGGGCAGTTTGAGGGATACGAGCATCAGTGGAAGACCGCCAACACCCAGAACTGGCCGTATTTGGAGGTCAATCCTGACGTTACGGACGGCGCTGGCAACATGCTGCCGCTGCCCCAACGTGCCGCCCCACCCCTTGCACAAACGGGGCTTATTCAGGCTAAGATGGGCGCGTCGGACGACATTAAGTCTACGACGGGCTACTATGACTCTAGCCTTGGCGCCACGTCGAACGAGCGCTCGGGTCGGGCCATATTGGCGCGTGAACGTCAGGGCGATACGGGGTCATATCATTACGTAGATAACCTTGCCCGCGCTATCCGCTACGTCACGCGTCAACTCGTTGACTTAATTCCGAAGATTTACGATACCCAGCGTATCGCTCGCATCATCGGTATCGACGGGGAAACCTCGACGGTGCGGATTGACCCGATGCAACAAGAGCCTGTCCGCAAGTTGATGGATCAGGCTGGCGTGGTCATCGAGAAAATCTACAACCCGTCCGTAGGTAAGTACGACGTAGCCGTCACGACCGGCCCGTCCTACATGACCAAGCGCCAAGAGGCGATGGACGCGATGTCGCAAATCCTGCAAGCCAACCCGAACCTTTGGGGCGTGGCAGGCGACCTGTTTGTCAAGAACATGGATTGGCCGGGAGCGCAGGAAATTGCCAAGCGTCTTGCTAAGACGATTGATCCGAAGTTGCTCTCTGATCCAGACGAAGACCCAGCGTTGCAGGCTGCTAACCAGCAGATTGAGGCGATGGGCGCTGAGATGGATCAGATGTTCCAGATGCTCCAGAACGTCTCGCAGTCCATGGAAGCCACGGAACTGCGGATTAAGGAGCAGGAGGCGCAGATTAAGGCGTATGACGCCGAGACCAAGCGTATCAGCGCGGTTCAGGCGGGCATGTCCGAAGAGCAGATTCAAGACATCGTAATGGGCACGATTAGCGGGATGTTGTCCTCTAACGACCTTGTAGCCCCGGCCCCTAGAGAGGCTGAAATGCCGATGGAAATGCCACCGCAAATGCCGATGGAGTTACCGCCGCAATGACCTGCGAAGTCTTTATCGGACGGCTATTTCTAGCGCGGGATGTGACCCATTCCACGCACCTGAATACCCGTAACTACGCCAAGCACAAGGCGCTACAGAAGTTTTACGAGGGCATCATTCCGCTCGCGGACGACTTTGCCGAAGCCTATCAGGGGCGGCACGGGCTGATTGGCCCGATTGCCCTAGCCTCTGCCCAGAAGTCAAACAACGTGCTTGACTTTCTGGAAAAGGAACTTAAGGAACTTGAGGAAATGCGGTATAAAGTCGTCAGTAAAGACGACACAACGCTGCAAAACCTGTTAGACGCCATTTTTGGCTTGTATCTGTCAACCATCTACAAATTGAAATTTCTGGCTTGAGGTAACGACATGGAACTTCTTAACCCCCTTGCTGACAGTCTGTTCCCAGCCAGAACTGCGGCCTACACGGGCACTGCTGGTTCAACCGCTACTTGGGACCCGGGTCCGCAGGGCGTAGTGGTGTGGTGTTCATCCGACGCTTACGTTGCTGTCGGCGAAGGCGCTACCGCCACGACCAGCAGCACGCCGGTTCCGGCTAACACCCCGATTCCGTTTTTAATCCCCGCTGGTACGGGCGCTCCGTGGCGTGTAAGCGCCATCCAAGTGTCTGCCAGCGGCACGGTCTACGCAAAGCCCATTAACCAGAACTAAAGCAATGGCTCGTTATTTCGGTGTAGCGTTAAGAAATGGCCTAGCCCTCGGGCTTGGGTCCATTATTGCCCTTGGCAAACCTAAAGTCGCTGCCCCAGCGGGCGCAAGTTACTTGTTGCTTGAAGACGCCTCATTTGTGCTGCTTGAAGACAGCAGCAAGATCGAATTGGAGTAAATCATGGCCGACACAAAGATTAGTGCATTAGCATCTGGCGCACCGGCGCAAGCAGGCGATGAATACGTCATTGCTCGCTCCGGCGCTAACTACAAACTGACCGGCACTAACTTGCTCGGTCTTGTCACCGGCACGGCAAATACCTTTACCGCTGCCCAGACGTTCCGCGCTGCGAGTGCGGTACGCTCTGAGGCTGCTGCTACGCAGGACGCGGTGGTACTGGCTGGTCGCGCAGGCGGTACGAGTTCGTATGCCGTCACGCTGACCCCGACGACGCTATCTGCCAGCCGCACGATGACGCTGCCGGATGCCAACACAACGGTGCCGGTATTTACGCAAGTCATTACGTTCAGCGGCCCGTCTGCTGCGCGTACCGTGACGCTGCCGGATGAGAACTTCAGCGTTGGTTTCCGCAACATCCCGCAGTCTGGATCGGCTAAGACAACTTCCTATTCGCTGGCTACCGGCGATGTGGGTAAGTTTATCGAGGTGGGCGCTTCTGGCTCCATCACGATTCCCGATGCGACATTTGCGGCTGGCGATGTGGTGTCTATCTTCAACAACACCTCTGGCAACATCACAATTACCTGCACGATTACGACGGCGTACATCGCGGGTACGGATGCAGACAAGGCGAGCGTGTCATTGGCTACAAGAGGCGTGGCGACAATACTGTTCTTATCGGGTACGGTTTGCGTTATTAACGGCAACGTGAGTTAAGCCATGAGCGGCATCATGAGTTTGCTCCTTGCTGCGCGAGTATCAGCAGGGTTTACCGAATACAAGATTTTTACCGCATCGGGTAACTGGACTGCCCCGACCGGCGTGACGCAAGTTGAATACCTCGTCGTCGCGGGCGGCGGTGGTGGTGGTGGCGGCAACGCCTCGTACAATGGCGGTGGTGCGGGCGCAGGTGGATTCCGTACTGGTACGGGGTTCAGCGTTACAGCAGGCACCAATTACACGATCACAGTCGGTGCAGGCGGCGCAGCAAACGCTAACGGCGCAGATTCAGTATTTAGCACCATTACCTCTACTGGTGGCGGCAAAGGCGGTCAAAGCAATACTGTTGGCGCTGGAACCGGCGGCTCTGGCGGCGGTGGCGCATCAACGCAACCGGGTGCTAATGGCAATACTCCGTCAACTTCCCCATCTCAAGGTAACAATGGCGGTTTAGGCGAAAGCGTAGGCCCATTTGCTGCTGGTGGCGGTGGCGGTGCCGCAGAAGCCGGTAACACCGATGGAAACGGTTACGGCGGTGATGGCACGGCGTCGTCTATCTCGGGCGGCAGTACATTTTATGCAGGCGGCGGCGGTGGTTCATCTAACGCTCCCGGTAGCAATTTGCCCGGTGGCGATGGCGGCGGCGGTGCAGGCGGCTATGGCTCTGGCACAACTACAGGTACGGCTGGCACCGCTAATACAGGCGGCGGTGGTGGTGGCGCTAATGGCGCGGCTGCTGCTGGAGCAGGCGGCTCCGGCATCGTCATCCTCAAATACACCGTCCCC